GCCACTGCGCCAAAGCTTGCTTCGTCTACTCCCGTAGTAGAAAAAGTATCTGAGCCACCTAAACGTGCCCCGTATAAAAATCGGGTTGAAATGCTTGACGATGCCGTCAACCTCCTTGAAGAAGGCGCTGACCAAGCAAAACTAAAACAGTCCCTTGAAAACATGGGCGTTAAGTTTGAAGATGTAATTAAGCACGGGCAACAACGGGGTAGCGATTACTTTAAACAACAAGCGCCAATGACTGCGCCTGTGCCACCTCGCGCTAGGACTGAACCCGTTGGCGAAATTAAAGCCACACCTGAAACTAAGTTTACTGAATCCCCCGGAAAATATGCCGCAGAAGCAACCGGCAATATGTTTAAGCGCGTAGACGCAAGCCTAGGGGACATAGCTACAAGTTATTTGTTCCAGACAGGCGTAGCCGACGCTGATGCCGCAGGGCGTTTACTGGCACGCAACGCAAAACAGAGAGCAGCCGCTGCCCCTTCTCAAGATATCCGTGCGGGTATGATGGAAATCGGCAACTCCGAAACTTACGGTGAGGCTATCTCCGCTCTGGCTTCTAACCCACGTGCAACATTCACAATGTTGGTGGAGTCTCTAGCTGTATCTTTGCCCGGTATGGTGCCTTCTTTGGTGCTCGGCCCGGCTGGAGTTGTGGCTCGTTCGGGTGCGGCTGGTCTTAGTTCTGGCGGTATTGAGTACGGCTCGGTCATGGCTGATGTCTTGCAAGACAAAGGCGTCAACATGCTGGACGCAAACGCAATATCCAGAGCCTTGTCTAACCCCAAGATCATGGACGAGATCAAAGAAAAGGGCGCTAAGCGTGGTCTAATTATTGGCACGTTTGATGCTTTGTCTATGGGCATAGCTGGTAGATTCTTGAAGCCTGCACAGGCTCTTATTGCTGAAGGCAAACTCGCTGGTACTGCGGCTAAAAAAGCTACGATGGCGGCGTGGGGTAAAGAGCTTGCTTTACAAATGGGTGGTGGTGCAGGTGGTGAACTTGCCGCACAAAAAGCTACAGGTGAAGACAAACCCGCCGACGTGTTACTTGAAGCCATAGCGGAAGGTGTTACTGCTCCCATTGAAGCACGCTCTAACTTGCGTGATGCTAAGATGGCTGAACAACAAGCCACAATCAACGCTGAACTTGCGGCGGAGAAAAAAGAAGAAGCACCTGCGGAAACCCCCGAGAAAGTTCGTGCCGACAGAATTGATGCGCTTACCAAAGTTTATATCCAACAAGGTATCCCCGCAGAAAACGCTGGGAATATTGCTGCGCGTAAAGTTGATGCACAGTTAAAGGCTGAAGCTAAGACTATCGCTATTAAGATACCTGAAGGTCGTGTTGAACAGATTGCACAAGAACTGATTGCGGTTGGGGTTCCACCACAACAGGCAAAGATTGACGCCCAGAACTTAGCCCAACAGGAGGCACAAGCAGATGAGCTTGCGCAGAACGAAACAGGAGGAACAGCAGATGTTGCTGAACCTATCAGTACTCCAAGTGGAGAAAGCGTTAGCGTGGCTGAACAGCCCAGTCCAGAACTCCCCGCCGGAGGAACTGCTGGAGTTGACACAAGTGGAGTGGTTCCTGCTGGACAGACTACTGCAGGAGCTACTACTGGAGAAGGAGCACAGCAGGCTGCATTAACGGACGAAGAAAAAGACAAAGGCATATCAGACACGGTAGCGTATTTTGAAAAACGAGATGAGCTTACTAAACAACTCGATGCAGTAAGCGAAGAGAGCTCGGTTCTACTAGACAAACTACTTGACTTAGATAGTGTTCGCGCAGCAGACGTTCTAGGCGACGACGGCAAGCCGTTGGTTCTTGATGAAAACGGTAAATACGACTCAGACAAAAAATACGAAGCTGTAAAGGCTTTAGAAGCCAAGCGTAAAGAGGCTTCAGCTAAATTTGACGCCATTATTAAACAACTTGACGAACTTGACGCCGCTAGAGGAACGTCAAAAGAAACACCTGCAGAAACAAAACCACAGCCCTTTGCGTTAACTCGTGGGGCAGTTACACCCGATACTATTCGTGCGTTATCAGACGAGCAGCTTGATACAGAACTTACTAACACTAGTCTTAGTGATGCTGAATACAACCTTGTAAAAACAGAAATAACCCAACGCCAAGAAGGAAACATAAGTGGCCCTGAAACCTCTGAAACCATCGAAACAACGCAAGAAGGACAAGAAGCACCACCAGCCGGAGCAGTAAGCAAAGGCAAACGTGGTCGGCCACCTGTTCAGCAACGCCACGTAGTTACAGAAAATTCCGAAGGTGGGTTTGACCATGTTACAGATGGCGAAGTAACTGCAACTTACAAGAACAAGAAGCAAGCTATTGCGGCTGTTAATTTGGCAAGATCTAAAGATAAAGGCGATGCTGCACTAATTGCTAAAAATCAAGAGAAGCTAGATGCAGCACTTAAGTCTACGGGGCGAGGCCGACCACCTAAAGCTCCGTCAAAAGATGGTACTACTGAGGTAGATCAAGAAGCGCGTGACGAAATTAATAGGTTGGAATCAGCGCTTGAAACGTACAACTCAACTACGAATGACAAAGAAGCTAGAAACGCAGCACTGTACATTAGTGATGCCGCAGTTGACCCAAATGTGCCTAAAGCCGCACGTGAGCGTGCCCAGCAAATGCTTGAGGACGAGATTGATCCAAAAGACATACCCAAAGGTTTGCGTTCTTCTGAAGCAAGGGTAGCCAAGCCCGACACAGGGTTTAGCAATCTGACTAACGGCTCACAAGCTATTGCGCACATCATTAAGACTGGTAATCTATTCCAGCGGTTTGTGGCGCAACGCATACGCAACTTTGTAATTGGTGTTAAGTTTGTGGTGGTTGAGAAGGGTGATCCAGTACCGCCTCAGCTAAGCGGTGCGCGTGGTTTGTTTGTGTATACGCCCGGGTCTAAAGAACGTACTATCTACGTGCGTGGTAGTAGCTTCGGAGACCAACAAGGCATAAACGTTATAACAGTGTTGCACGAATTGCTGCATGCAGCAACGGCTAGTCGTATTGAAGCAGGTCTATTAAAAGGCTTTAAGAACGCCAGCTTGCAGAAGTTTATGCGCGAAATGGAAAGCCTGATGAAACGTACGCAAGAAGCGTATGAAGAAGGCGTGCTGTTTGGCGAACTATCCCCAGAAGTGCAACAAATGATTGAAGGCACTACTGACCGCGACAGAACGGGCAAAGTATCTATCGGTGTGTTCTCCGATCCCCATGAGTTCTTGGCTTACGGCATGTCTAGCCCTGAGTTCCAGAAGTTCTTGATGAGCGTGCAAGGTAAACGGGGCACAGGCTTCTCTGGTTTTGTCGATAGCATCCGCGACTTGTTTGGTGTTAAGGCCGGAGATGCAACTGCGTTTACTGATCTGGTCGATATTACTGACAAGATGCTCGGCACAAGGCTAACTAAAGTTGATACAAAAGGTGGCGCACTCCAGCAAAAGGGTAAGTTCACTCCTCCCGAGTTTGACGAAGAGGCTGACCTAAAAGCAAAACGTTCCGCCCTCCAGCTTGCTAAAGACGTAAAGATTGCAAAAGAAAAAGTACGTTTGTCCCGCGAAGGCGAGGAGGCTAAGAATGTAAGTCTGATGCAGACGGCACGTGACCCTAAAGCTGTTCGGCAAATTCTAGCCAACGCAGTTGATGATATGGGGTACCTCAAACTACAAGCTTCAGTGCGCTTACCCACGTTTGACTTTTTGGCTAAGTGGGCCGCTGATGTGGGTATCTCTGCGCTTAGCGAAACAAATACGCAGCTACAACGCATGTTAGGTATGTCTCAGCAGTTCTTAGCTGGTGCCGAACAAGTCATTGGTTCGCTCAACCGTGGTTTCAAAGAAGACCCTAAGCTTAGCCGTGAGAAGTTTTCAGACTTTATATACGCCACTACGTTGGCAGAGGTTGACCCATCTGACCCAAATGCACGTGAAGTAGAAGTAGAGCGTAAAGAGAAGAAAACTAAAAAGGGTGCTAAGCCTGCGCCAAAAACAACAACTCTTGCCGCCGACTACAAAGCACTTGGCCCTGTCGGTCAGCGCATGTACAAGCAATTGCGGGATTACTACGAGTCAGTCATTGAGTTGTACTCCGATTTGTTAGACGAGCAGATCAATGGTATTCAGGGTATGGCTCCTGAAGAGAAGAAAAACTTGATGGCTCTCATACGCAAGACCTTTGAGGCTGATGCAAGGATCAAACCTTTCTTCCCATTGGTGCGTCGTGGTGACTATTGGTTAGCAATTGGTTCAGGCGAAAACCGCTTGTTCTATTTGTTTGAAAGCCGTGCGGAGCGTAATGCTAAGGCTAAAGAGTTAGCCGCAAAGCGTGGAGAAGACTACGAAGACGTGCTGTTCCGTCAAGAGTTCGTGCAAGGTAACGACCTTAAGACACTACGTGCCGCATCACAGAACTCAAGCGAGATGCTTAAGAAAATCTTTGAAGCAATCGACGCCAAAGACTTGGGCTCTCCTTCGGCTAAAGAAGGTTTAAAGGATGCGGTCTACCAAATCTATTTGACCACGATGCCGGAGCAGTCATTCCGCAGGCAGTTCACTCATCGTAAAGGGCGTGGTGGTTTCAGCACAGACTTGCAGCGCAACATTGCCACTACTGCTTCTAAGCAATCCATTCAGTTGGCACGTTTGAAGTACGCGCCTAAGCTTCGCCTTTCATTGTCGGCTGCACGTGATTCAATCAACGAACGTGAAGAGTTATCACCGTTTGTGCAAGAAGCTGAGAAGCGTATTGACATGGCGTTGTCTGGCGATCATGGTTCTTTAAGTGAGTCTGTTGCTGGAATCGCAAACAAGGCGTCTTACTTCTGGTACTTGTCTTCCGCTGCGTCGGCTTTGATTCAGCCTTCTAGCGTATTCATTTCTGGCTTGCCCGTACTTGCCGGTAATTACAACAACGCTACAGGCGCGGCTACTGAGCTTGCAAAAATGACCACCTTGGTCAATCAGTACAGTGTATTCCGCACTAACGCAGACGGCACAACTTCTATCACTGCGCCAAGTATTGCTAACAGTAAATCTATTCCTGAAGATGAACGCAAAGCCGTCAGTGAAATGACAGCCCGTGGTGTGTCTGAGTCTACTTACGCTTCTTTAGTGTGGGGCTACAAGAGCATGTCCACCGAGCAGTTTGAAGGTATCAAGGGAAAAGGCAAGCGTATTGCAAACCTGATGGTCGGCGCTCTGATGCACAACACAGAACGTTTGAGTCGTGAGGCCGTCTACCTAGCTGCGTATAGGCTGGGTAAGAAGCAAGGGCTTAGCTACGATGACGCTGTTCAAAAAGCAGTTGACTCTACTAACGAAGCGCTTGGTAATTACGACATTACTAATCGCCCACGTTTTATGCAACAGGGTATTGGCAAGATTGCGTTCCAGTTTAAGACGTACCCACTGCAGATGTCTCTGCTGTTGTTAACTAACTTTAAGAAGATGCTCCCCTTCCTTAATAAAGAGGGCAAAAAGGAAGCAGCTACTAAGTTCTTCGGCATGATGGGCACATCGTTCTTGCTCGCTGGCGCGGCAAACATGGCTTTGTTTAGTCCCATTATGGGACTTGTTGGTTGGGCTTGGGGTCAATTAGAGCTTGACGATGATTGGCCTGAAGAACTTAAAAACCTAGACTTTGAGACTTGGTTCCGCACTGTGTTCTTGCCTGAGAAGCTAGGTGACGTTACGATTGGTGGCGTACCTGTAAGTGACATTGTTGACCGTGGCCCATTGAATGCAATCACAGGCTACGACATTGGCTCTCGTATTGGTTTGAATGATCTGTGGGGCCGTGATAGTAAAGAGACTAAGACTTCTCGCGAAAGCGCAATTGCATTTATGCTGGATCACTTTGGTGGCCCAACTGCAAGTTTACTGCTTGGTTTTGCCGACGCCTACGATGCTTACGCAATGGGTGACTATCAGAAGATGTTAGAAAAGATGCTTCCCGCTGCCGTACGTAATCTTGTGGTTGCTAACAAATATGCAGACGAAGGCATGAAGACCCCACGTGGTAAAGAATTAGTTAGCAAAGATGACGTAAAGAAGGGCGAGCTGCTTGGTCAAGCAATTGGTTTCCGTCCTGACATTCTTGCAGCTACTCAAGGGCCAGCATTTAAGTTAACCGGCATTGAGCAAAGAATTGTTAACCAACGCAATATGATTCTAAACAAATTGGATTTCCAGCTTCGTAAAGATACGGACAAGGGCGCTGAAGAATTCAACAACATTTTAGAAAATGAAGTAATTAAATTTAACATCAAGCATCCAACGTATAAGTTAGATGGCAACAGCATTAAGAATTCGCTAAGGGAAAAAGCCAAACAACGCGAAGGTGCTCGTGCTGGTGTAGCCGTCACCAAGAAAAATATTGGATTAGTTGAAGAGGCTGTAAATACGCTTGAAGACCGTTTAGACAAACGGGCCGAAGAGATGGCGGCTAGGCGAAAGGCCGAAAAAAATCCCCAGTGATTAGCCGGGGATAAAAGGAGAGTAGCAACCAACTCGAAAGGAAATCTCAATGGGTTCAGTCTACTTTAAACCCGCCATACACGCAAGCCTTTGATCCCGTCTTCTATAACTACTTTCGTAACAGTAGTCATCTTTAACCGCCTACAGATTGTTGCAATCGTTCCCCGGGCGGCTTTCTCGTCAATGCAGGGTACAAAGAAAGAATAACCGCGCCGGAACTTAGACCAGTCAATCTGATACGTTACTGTCTCGATTTTCATCGGGGGTTACAAAAGCGTCCATCTGTAAGAACTCGGCGGAGGATGCGTCAAACTTCAATACACGCACTGCAGGGGATACAACCTTCATGCCTTTGGACATTCGTTTGTTCACACCCTCTAAGTAAATCTTGGCGTTACCTAACTCTTTTAAGGTAGTCTTGTAGTTGATCTGCTGTTTGACGCAGAAGTCTTTGAATTGTTTGGCCGCGATGAAGAGTTCTTTGGTATCTGGCTCGTAGCGTATGAGCAGCTCTCCACGAGGCTCAAGCATGGGCATGGACTGCAGGTTACTACGAGCATCGACTTCACCATTTACAACTAAAGCATTATTAATGTGAGCGTTAACAAACTCACCAAGGATTGTTACGGGTGTTGAATTCGGTGCTTGGATTTCAAACCGCATCTCGCCTAACATGCCTTTGAGCCAGTCGTACACGGCCTTCATGTCGTAGTTGTGCAGTTCCAACTGTGAAGCAATCAAACCGCCAGCTATGTTGCAAGCTGACACACCTGACCAGAAACGCTCCTTTTGGTTGAACTGTACTTCCCTATCAAGCCGAGCCTGAATCTTGCGTACTAAGGCTATTGCTTCTTCCAAGTTATTAACAAGCCATTGGATGTAAATCTCACCGGCATGACCAAAGTTCTCACGAAGCTGGTGGTCAAACATCTGCTTACCCTCTTGCACATCAATGATGCCGTTGGGTTCAATCTTGTACTCAAGCAGACGCATGGACTCGCCATCGGGCGTATTCTTTGCCACACCTAACTTCTCGTAGAAGCTGGCGTTTGCCGAGCACAAAGTCATACCCTGCCAGCTAGTGTTGTTAACACGCAACGTATTGGTTTGCCCGTTCATTTTATTTTTGCCTCGGCCTTGGCTGATGCTGTACGCCAAGTCAGAGAACTCCATGCCACTAAGGTTGGTGATCTCGTCAATGGTGTTGGGCAAATTGTTCATCACGCCAAGCTGGTGCATCTTTGCGTTGAATGTATCTTTGTACATGGAGGTCAACCCCTTGGGTTCACCATACACACTGTTGCACATAAACAATGCTGTCGACTTACCTGAACCAGACTCAGGGTGAATTACGTTAATGATCGCGCCTTCAAGACCTGTAAATTTCAACAGTGGTGAGCCAAATGCCGTGAGTGCGGCAAACGCATGGGGTTCAAGCCCGGGCTTAGCGTACATGTTGAACGCTTCTTTCCACTTCTCCATAGAGCCTTTGGCAATTAGCTTTCCGGCAATATCTTTCGTAACGCTTGACGGGGGGCTGTAAAACACGCCGTCTTTTGTGATCTCTCGATCGCCAAGGATGAACTTGCTGTTCCCCTCGACCCAACCAAACTGAGTTCTCATGGTCTCTGCCTTTTTAATGTATTGCAAATTTTTTATAAAGAAAACAACATACCTTGCAAGCAATTCGTACTGTGACTTATGGGCTACAACTCCGTTGTGTGCCAACTGTTTGCGCAACTCATCGGGTGAAGAGATACCCATCGTAGGGATGCTGAACTCTCGAACACCGTCATGCGGTAAGTGCAAACGAAACAAAGCTATCTCGCCAAGCTCAGGGTCACGCATGCGCTTGACTACATACAAGTCGTGCTCGTAAACAAGTTTGGGCTCGGCTTCGTCATCTTCGCTTTCAGGGCGGATGTAAACACCACCCTTTTTGCCACGAAAGAACGGAAATGGGTACTCTGGTATGTGCTGTATCTCAACCTCACCGTCTTCATCTTCGACGGCATATTCGTTATCTTCTGCGTCGGCTTCTTCAATCTCAACACCGAGCATGATGGGCGATTTAATTTTGCCTCTATGGATGCAACCCTCACAACCTTGCGGATTGAGTTTTGCAAATGTTGAGCAGTGATGTGGGCCACCTTTCTTGCGCAGATTGTTAACCTTGTTGTCAACTTCTGCGGGATCGTAGCCCTCGTGTTCGCTCGACAGTTTATGTGCGGCCTTGTCTCCGTCTACGCAGAAAGCTGCAATAGAAAGAGCGGAGCGCCACAGTGGTTCTTCAATGCTGTTTTGGTTAGCAAAACAGTGGTTAAGTTGGGCGCACCCACCTTCACCCTTCATCATGATCGTCTTAAACCGCTTGACCTTGTTACCCATGAGTGCTTCCATCATCGGGCTCATTGAGCGCGGGATGAAATCGGGTACGTCGTCTTTTGGCTCAGGCGCACCAAGCAAGTCTTTCAACTCTTGATACGTCATGCGAGGCGTCAGTTCATTTAGTACTGTTACCTCTTTAGGCTCTTTCTGCTTGAAGTTGAATGTGCCGGGGATACGCAGGATGCGTGAAGCCTCAAATACTGAGGAGTCCACAATCAACCCTTGCTCAACGCACAACTCACGAAGCCGATTGGCTAGTGGCTCCCACTCTCGGCGAGACACTGTTTCTTCTAGTAGCCAGTACGCATGTATGCCGTAGCCAGAGCTAACTAGTATTGGCTTTGGTAAGCCGACCGCAACGCAGAACTTCTTGAACTCATCGAGTCCAGTTTGCTGATCGAGATAGCCCTTGATAATGCCTTTTTCGTCGGGTACACCTTTTGTGGGGCCACAGTCAATGTCCATCCACAGAGCACGGAAGTATTTGGCATTCTCATGAGTGCGGTTATTTAACGAGCCGTACTTGGCGCATCCAAAGAATACGTCAATCTTCCGTTTAACAAATCGCTGCGCTAACTCTTCAACCTCTTCCTTAGTATCTACAAATTTTTGGTCAGGGTACTTACCAATCCCCATCACACAGTAGCGCCCTTCCGGTGGCAGTACCGTATCAAGTAGATCGAAAGATGACATGTTTTACTTTAATTGTTGGTGAGCTTTGGTGTGAATGATGTAGTCGCTAATTGCTTGCGCATAGCTTGAGTGCGGTTCTCGGTCTCCCTTAAACCAATTGTAGATAGTCATCCGAGTCACCCCGAAGTCATCTGCAATCTTGGTCACGCTTATGTTTGCACGAATACATACACGACCCAAGGCTACACCCAAAGACTTGATACTTGCTTTTTTGTTGGCGTACACCAAGCTTTGGCTATAACCATAGGTCATGCGTTTACTCCTCTTCGCTCCAAGCCTTTACCACAGAGTCAAGGTCTTTCTTAACTGTGGGTTTGGGGTCGGCTTTCTTCTCACGCTTAGTCGGCTCCTCAATAGGAGACTCAGCTTTAGGCGCGGCTTTAGGGGCTGGTGCTTCTAGCTTAGCTTGCTTGCCCGCCATGTCAGCTTGGTATGGTGTCATAACTACCATCTTCAGCACGTCAGGCTTTTTAGCCACTTCACTGGTAACGCCGTACTCAGCTTGCTTGATGAAGCGCGTTGGCGTGAACAACACTGACTGATTGTCGTTCTCTTCATTGAAGCTGATCTGTGTAATAACGTAGTCCAAGCTCTTGCCGTTGTTGGCTAAGTACTTTGAATAGTTTTCAAACGTGTGTGCATTGTCGCCATGCCCATCACCAAACAATGACTTGGATGCCAAGTTCATTTGATACACTTCGCCTTCGAGTGAAGTACCGAAGTCTTCTTCTAACACGAGCGCAATGCGACGTGAATAGCGGCAAGCTTTTGAGTTGCCCATACCTGAACCCTTGGTGTTTTGGGTGCAGTTATCGCAACGCTCAGCTTGTTTGTTTGATGAACCCTCATCAGGCGTACGACCATCATTAGAGAAGCAGTCGGGCGCAGTCGGCTCAGCATCAGGACTCCATGCTTTTGCATAGAAGATACGACCCACGGCAGGGGATGCGTTAACAATGATGGCGTTCAGGTTGCCCTTGATCTTGCCCATCTCTTCACCGCCGACCGTTTTACGGAAGATTCCGTTTTTGGGCACGATGCGCTTGACGCCAGTCTTACCGGCGAGTTGTTTTGTAAGTGCGCTAACACCTGCTGATTGCAGGAAGTCGGGCAAGTCTTCGTTGATGATTGTGAGATTACTCATTTCATTTTTCCTTTGAACGTCTAACTACCACGGAATAAGAATTCTCCACATTGAGACCAAGTGGAAGAACTGTGGGATTCTCAGAGAGGAAGTCCTTCATGTTTGTTTGATGAAGTCTCTTCTCTAACAGGCCAAATGCACCATGCTCCTCTATGAAGTCGTACATTGAATCCCAATCGTTCGTCCAGTACCGTGACTTTACCGAGCGAATGATTGTGCCGTGTGGGGTGCGAATGCTGTCGGCATTCATCTCTTTGCATACATCGAGCATCTGTGCTTCTAACACTTCCATCTGCTCTTTGAGATCGTTGTCTTCAGCTTCAAACATGCGCTTGTTGTCGGCACGTTTGTCTCTGATCTTGATGTAGATTGTGGTCAGCTTGTCCAAATCCATGGGGGTGACTCTATCCTTGACTTCTTCGTCCATCTAATTCTCCTAATGGTTAAGTGTGTGACAGTAGCAGTTCACATGAAGCAGTGTTTCGTCCTAATACTAGAGGCTGTATCGGCGCTAACCCGATACCCACCACTGCCACACAAATCTAATTATATACTAACATTTGACATTGTCAACATCTTCTGAAGAAATTTCTTGCTTGTACAAATCAATTACTTTTTGGTGGTTGTCAATGTTGCCTTGAAGCATCGTGTACATCTTGGCTTCTATTGGACTGCCTTTGATGTGTACCACAGTCATGTTATTAACTTGCCCGGGGCGGTCGATACGTGCGTTGGCTTGCAAGTACGTCTCAACACTTGTACATGGAGCATACCAAATGATTGTGTTGGCGGCAGTTAGAGTTAACCCGTGTGACGCCGCCTTTGGTTGGATGATTAATACTTTTGGTTCCGGTTGCTCTTGAAACTGCTTGACAATATCCGAGCGTTTGTTTACAGGAACCGAGCCGTTAATCACGTCGCATGTAATGTTGTTTTTCTGCAAATGCTTTTCAAGCAGTTGTATGGTGTGCGTAAACGGAACAAACACAAGCACCTTGTGGCTTGACTCTTCAATGACCTCTTGAACTACGTTGAGCCTACTGCTCACATCGAACTCAATGACTTCGTTCGTATCCGTATACACCGCACCTCCAGCTATCTGTAGAAGTTTGTTGATTTGTACGGCAGCGTTAACGGCTGATACTTCTTCTCCAGCAGCCTCAATGAGCATCTGCTTCTTCAGTATGTTGTAGAACTTAATCTGCTGCGGTGTTAATGGTGCATCTCGCTCAACAAACGTAACAGGCGGCAGATCAAGGCAGTCGGCTTTCTCAAACCGAATGGCGGGTTGAAGCGCTTTGTGTACGATTAGTTGCGCGGTCGGCTTGGGTATCCACTTGTACATAGTGAGCTTCATCATCACTGTGTCTCGAAACTGCCCAAAGAAAGGTGACACGCCCTTGGGGTTCACAAGCTTTGCCAATCCGTAAGCATCCACAGGTGATTGCGCGGCAGGCGTACCGGTCAACATCCACAAGCCCTTGATAACTTTTGTTAGGTCTCGTAGGTCTTTCCAACGCTCAGTCTGTGCGTTCTTATAGGCTGACGCTTCATCTACTACGATGAGGTCAAACCCACCCGCCATGATTTCTTTCTTGACGATGCCCACACCATCGAAGTTAATGATGACGAATTCAGCACCCATACTCACAATCTCTTTGCGCTTACGTGCGGCTCCATAAGCGACTGATACGGTGCGGTGAATAGCAAACTTAAACAAATCGTTTTGCCATGCCGACTTCATGATCGACAAAGGGCAGATCACTAGCACACGCTTCACTAATCCAAGGGTCATGAGGTAGTCGACAGCCCAAATGACCGATGCTGTTTTACCTGTACCCTGCTCGTTGAAACAAAACGCTTTGCGGTTTGTTGTGAGGAATTCTGATGTTGTCTTCTGATGCTCAAACGGCGTGAACCCCGGGGGACGAGGCCACGTATATTCTGATAGGTTCATTTTTTCTTACGTTCCTTGGTGCTTACTTCTGATACAACTTTGTGGTTTGAGCCACGTTTGAACGAGCGATTGGCTGATGGGGTTTGAAGTTTGACTCCGTTCCCGTTTGTGCCACCTTTAGATAGTGCCTTGATGTGAGCAACATCTTTGCCTTCGCGGACGTCAGCACGTCCATCTTTGTTTCGGTCTGCATTCTTTTTATCTATACCTTCTCTAGCACGCTGACGCTCTAAACGATCTGGGTTTTCGCCACGTGCAATCTGTTGTTGATATTCTTTTTTATAGGGTCGGGGTTTGTTTACGTAGGGCATGTTAGTTCCTGTTGTATTCACATTCTCTCACCGAGCAGAACTTGCACAGTGGGCCTTGGATTGGATTCCATACCCCATTTTCTAACGCCGCTTCAATTCTTGCAACGTCTTGGGCGGACTTCTCAATGTATTTCTCTACCATTTCTGAATAGTGCGTAGCCTTCACGAATTCCTTGCTGACTACAAACAAGAGAGCCGACTTTACCCTCTTGATCTCCGGAAACTTGGCGAATAACCCACAGGCGACAAGATCGAGTTGCTTCACGTCCGCATATCTCGCACTCTTGCTCGTCTTGTAGTCTATGGAGTGTGCCGTCCCCGTAGTCCGATTGATAATCACCAAATCCGCTACCCCATGCCACCATACATTCGGAGCATCGAAGTCGCACGACTCTAAGTTCTTCGTCAACCCAAGTTTTACTTCGCATAACTTTTCTCCGGGGATGTCCTTTAAGGTATCTAAGGTAGCTTGCATATACGCAAACTGTTCAGGGATCGGCACCCCATCTCTAATATATTCTTCCGCTACAGTATGAGCTGTCTTTCCATACAGTGTTGCCTGTGTGTCCGGCTCAACAATGTCCTTGGCTATCTTAGTATGGTAGTACTTCTTAGGGCACTGCTGAAATGTTTTCAGGCTACTGAATGACCAAACAATACTCATCCTCTTTCTCCATGTTCAAACCGAGCGCTACGTGCGGCGGCATAGGCATCATAAACCTTTGGGTAAAACTGCGGTGTAGTTAGCTCGCGTATTTCAACTAGCCAATCGTCACCCGACATGTTCCAATCTGCATCTAAGTTTAATAACGTACTCAACTCATTAGGTTGCGCTACAACTGCCCCCATAGGGGTAAAGTACACCCACTTTCTGACCAAGCCCTTGTGGTGTTGGACGATTGGATGAAAGAATGTTTTTCCTTTTGTGGCTAAAGGTGTATCACCGAGTAAGATCAAACCACGTGTAGGTTCGTGCATCCCTGCATCACCTGAGTCATCAAAATACGGCAGTACGCTACCAAAATCTAAAAGATCTGTGTACTTTCGTTGTTCTTTTACTAACGCTTGCTTGTCACCTTTGACCTCTACAAACACACCTGTGCCATAGCGGTTAGGCAAAAAGAAGTCGGGTAGGTAGCGCAAGGTTTCGGTTTTGCCGTTCGCAAAGATTTCCTTTTCGTAGCCTTGGTCTTCGTACTTCCACTCTATACCCATGGTATCAAAGAACACAGCCCATCGTGCTTCCAACCTTGAGCGAAAGCGGTAGCCCTTGTACGTAGTTTCGATTGCTTTAATTTGATTCATTCTTCATCCCATATATCGTTAGGCCAAACTAGCACAGGGGTTTCAATCCCTAGGTAGCCGCCTTCAATGTTGAACTCAATAAACTCCCGAGCTTCCTCGGCATCCATACCATCCCGCATCAGGACTTCTCGTATCTTCTCGGCGTCGTAAACCAATACGGATACCATAGTACTGTCACGCCAAATGCTTGCGGGCCCAATGATTGCCTCGTCGTATCCGTCGTACTTAATCACGCTTCATGCTCCGTATGTATGCCGCAAAGCTTGCCATTGTGTCTTTCTCAAAGGCTTTCATCTTCTCGATCTCTTTGGCTACCTCTTCCAACACATCGTTTCGCTGCTTGTTTGGATTTACGTATTCTTGAATATCGTCATCGTCGTTCATAGTGGTGCATCCTCGTGGTTATCAGGGTTGAACTTGGGGACTCGGTTGCCCCTGTCCTTGGGGTTTGGGAATGGTGGAAAAGGCCATACAGGGTTAACAGTCGCCATAGCTTGCCCCTGCTCCCGCTTCGCAGTTAAGTGGTAGCTCCATGCCCCAACTGGGTCGGGTACGCATACACATCTCAACGTACTCCTTGGCTGTATCAACTTGCGCAGTCGGCACAATGCAAGCGATGGCGTCATGTACAGTCATTACCACTCGGTACTTCTTCGCAACCATGAGCATCTGCTCACCGATCACGATACGGGCTAACGCTTGGCACACGTTCTCAATTACCTTACCGCCATAGATACGGGTCGGTATAACTGCCTTGCCCTTCTTGGTGTCGTACACCAGCTCAGACTTCCCTTCCTCGTTCTCTATTAGGCGTAGGTTGGGATAGCGTAGGTACAAGGTGTTGGGCAATAGAATGCCATCACTGCCTTCGATCTTTAAGATACCGCCTCGGCCCAACGTTGTCTGCTGATTCTGAAGTACGGCTTTGAGGGCTGACGCCGCAGACTTCCATAGTTCAGTAATCTTTGGATACGTAGTTCGATATGTGTCAATAATCCGTTTCGCTTCATCCAATTCGATCGTGACATTGAAGTTCTTAAGTTGCGCTTGGAATTTTGCCGCGCCCATCCCGTACCCGCACCCAAGGATAGTGGTCTTGCCAACAAACCTTTCGTCCTTTGTAATCTCCGAAATCTTCTTGCCATAAATAGCCGTTGCCATGATTTTGTATACATCTTCACCCCGATCAAATGCGTCTACTAAGTCGTCTTGTTCCGCAAGCCATGCGAGCGTACGGGCTTCAATTTGTGATGAGTCCGAATCAATCATCATGTATCCGTCCGGGGGGATGATTGCATGCTTCAGAGGTGAGTTGCGTTGTAAGTTCTGCAGATTTAATTTATCGTCACCGCCCCATCGACCCGTGTGTGCCGCATAGTAGCGTAGGGGTACAGGTAATGAGCCACGTTCAGCTATGCCAAGAAACCTAGCTGTCCTTGTCTCTTCTATCGTAGACTTAGTGCCCAATCTCGCTGCCACTAAGGTTTGTACCTGTGGGTTTGGATGCTCAAGCAACGCTTTGAACTCTTCGTCTGTTTTAGAGAAAGCAAAGGTTTGTTTGCCGTTTGCGGGGCTGACTTTCATCGGTGGTGATACGCCATAGCCTTCCAAGATAATGGCAAACTTTATGTTGCTCATCAGGTCGTCTTTGTCAAAGTTCTCGAGTAGGTCTTCTTTGCGTTGTTTCTCACTAAGTAGATGGTCTTTGATAAGCTCTCTATCTAACTGCAACACAGGTTCGGTGAACATGCGCACAGTCAAATCAATCAGGCGCAACTCAATAGCGGGGAAGCCAGCAGACATTGCGTTAAACAATTCCCACGTAAGGGTAACGTCATTCTTACAGTAGTCGCCATATCGTTCTAACTGTTCGGGGCTGAAGTCCTGACGCCGCAGACCTAATGCGTTTTCTACCTCTATGCCTTTCTCACCAAGGCCGTAATAGTTTGACAGCACCTTCAAGCTACCGCCTACGTTAGTGCCATGCAAAGCTCTGCCCATGGATAAAGTATCAAGCCAACCTTTGGGGCTGAGTCCGTAGACCCACTTCAAAATTGCGCCATCGAACGGGGCGTTGTGCGCAAGGGCTAGGGAATTCCCCCAATCAAATTTAGTCAGGAACTGGTGCATGGCTTCGCCATCCCCGCTAAACCATTCCGGCTCACCATCGTTGACCTGTACGGCTACGCCAATAGTTTCGAACTCAGGGCTACGAATGTATTCCTCAGTGGTAACTTTTGTTAGGCTGAACTCACGGGAATAATATGTCTCAAAGTCTATCGTTAATATGTTCACTGCATACCCCTTGCCAACCTAATGTGCATTTCAATATCGGCTAAGTTTGTTTCGTTGATGACCAACGCTACGCCACCGGACTCCCTAACATTTGTTAGGTTTTTTTCTTGTAGCGCGGTAGTTGTACCATTACCCGCTTTGGCTTCAATTGCAATGAAGTACCCGTACACACAGCACAGGAAGTCGGGCACACCGCTATTGCCGTATCCAGTACCAATAGGCATAGCGTAGTAGATGTTATGGGCTTTTAAGATAGCCTTGATCTTTGCCTTGACCTTGGCTTCAGGTGTCATTGCCATAGATCATGCTCTTCCATACTGAGACCGAAGGCATGTGGTTGTGCGACTTGGTCGGTGTCGTGTAACCATTGTGGGCAATCCATCCGAGCGTACTCAGAGTGCGTACGCCTGACACCCATACGTTAGGGTGCAACTCTTTGGGTCGGAATAAAAGTTTCTTGCCGCAGTATTCTCGGAACTCATCACCAAGAACAACGGGCTTTGATACTAGCAACTCTTCGGCTAGCTCTAAGTAACGCTCAACAAACTCGGGGCTTGTTCGGTTGGCCTTTGACCAACACTTATCTGCAAGGGCTAAAGCTGACTCCATGCGTGTGTCCATCTGATACTCCAAAATATTTTCGAGCCTCGATGATAGCACAACCTTTGACAAAGTCAATAGTACAGACGTAAAAAAGCCACCCGAAGGTGGCTAGTAGTTTCCCTAACTGTTTCTAACAAATGTTAGGTGTCACTTGAGTGAATTGATCTCACGTGTCAGATACCATTGTGCCTTACGCAAGTCTTCCAACTTGTTGTCTTTGTGGTCGGCACGTGTGATGTACTTCACCACGTTGCCAAGGTTGTAGCCAAGCTTCTTCGCTTCAATGAAATCAATCGTCTCGATTCCACCTACTTTGTAATGAGCAGGGTGATTTACCGCGTCAGGTTTAGGCTCGAACATTTCGATCTGGCGATCGCCTTCCGCAGATTGCATACGCAACTTTGCTTTTGCTACACCCGCTTCGTACGCAAGTTGTGCCATGCGTTTGGGTGTTGTATCCGTAACTGAATCCGCATAAAACGGAATGTCCGATGAAGCAAATGCAATCGTCTTCCAGTTAGCCTTCGCCTTCTTCGCTACCTTGGCTTTCTTCTTTGCAGTCCACATTACTGTGGCTACATAAGCAGGGGTTACGCCTATCGCCTTGGCTACGTCTGCTGACTTAGCCTTTGGGTGTTTCGCAACGTAGTTACGAATCTGTGCTGACTTGGTCATCTTAGGTTGCTCTTTTGTTGTTGCTAATTCGATCATGATTTATTTCCTGTTTGGTTGTTAACGTACTCAGTAAGAATTTCTCTCATCTTGGCTTGCTTTGTATACGCAAAGTTTGTGTTGAAGTAATCCATCACATCCTTTGGTAGACGCAAGCTCGTGCAGAACAGCGCGGGTTTCTTACCTAACCCCCGCCCCTTGCGTTGTTGTTCCGGTTTTAGATTCTCGATTCCTGTCGTCATCTTTCAGTCTTTCATAATATTGTTTAGGGAATGGGTCTTTCTTATCCAATAAATCACGTAGCCATTGCGCACCACCGAGGTGATTAAGAATATGAAATTGCCTATCGCTTAGTCGTACTTGCCTACCAATCAAAGGCTCAGGCGGTTTAGGTCTTGGCATTTAATAAACTCCTTGCTATTACTCTGTTAGCCCAACATCTAGCACATGACCATCTGTTTGGGGACAATTCGATTCCCCCCTCGGGGGGCTTCAACTCTTCGCACTTGTTGCATAGCTTGTACTTGTGTACGGGTTGCTTACTTCCAAGCTCAAGTTGTCGGTTTACAAACCCATTCATTCTTCTAGTACTCCCTCTAAGATAAAACCAATCCTGTCGAACATGTCGGCTCGGTCTCCAAACTGTTGTGGATTCCTAAGCACCCGATCAACATCAATCAATGCTAGGTAGTAGTCCTCACCCTTGAGCGCATGCTTGAGCTTGGTCTCGTCTTGTGGATACGTGAACTCAAGTACGGCTTTCATACGCTGCCCCTTTGGTAATGCGTATAAGCAAGCGAGCCTTACGCCATGTTTTACGTACGTCTGTATTGGCGGCGTTGTAATATTTAAACTTGGGGTCAGTACACCCCCGTAGGGGGATAGCCTTTGAACTGTATTTAATTTCTTCTCTCATTTCATACTCCTTCGCTAACATTTGTTAGATCAACCAACAACACAAATATCTCACTCGATACCTTACAACCTACATCAGTAAGATACTGCTCATCTTCCACAAGTTTAAGCATACCCATTTTCATACGCATATCTAGAGGGAGCGTATTATCATCGTATAGTTCCACGTTGTCACCTATTTTGACTAGGTATTTACCCAAGTCTTTGACTACTAGCGCAGTCTTATTATTACTAAAGTCTTCTTGCACTTTCTCGATAGTCTTCATCTCAGTATCGAGTAACTCTACCTTCTCCATAGAGACAGTAACTTTGTGTCTAAGCGAGGGTATCGCTTCTGCTTTTAGGTATTCCAAGAACAAGGCATTACCTTTGGTCTCAGCCCATGCCAACATCTCATTCTTAACAAGGCTTTGATGTTGAGTACGCTCTCGCTCTTTGTTCCAGCTCGCCCGAGACACTACACGTTCTGCCGCATCCTTAGCCTTACTGATACGCTCGGATGGGTTCATTTTGCTAAACATCTTCTTCGCCATGAGGATAGCTTTGTCTGCATCCACAGTGCGGTATGAGTCCGAGCGTTGTCTGCCCTTACCAATACGATCGTTGGAGATAGAGATAACCTTCCCGCGTTGACCCATATACGACAACCCGATGTGCATACCACTGTTGTTGATAACAAAAGTCCACAATGGATTCAATGAAGCCAGTCGGCTAACCACAGGGTCAAGCATGGAGTACACGCCAGTCAACTTCAACCCCTCCTTATCAAGAGACTTCTGCAAGTCTTCACCAACAACTATGTTGCTCAAACTCAATGTATTCATACTCATATTCAGTTACTCCTAACAAATGTTATTACCACTCGAACTTACCCAAGATCGCATCGACCTTAGACTTCAAATTCTCACGCACGTTTGCGTCTTCCTTGACCTCTTCAATGTCAGCACCAAGCATGGCTAGCTCTACTTGCCTACGTGCATCCTCCAACTTGGGGTCGTTAGTAACATTCAGTTTTGTCAATAGCTCACACAACTCCAATGGGTTGGAGATCAATGAGTCGTGATACCGCTTCTTCCCGTCACCTGTATCTTCTAGCTTCTTGGACATACCCAAGAGAACTTCGTGCAGGCGTTCCCATGGTGTGCGCATCGCATCGGCCAACTTCTCCGAGTACTGCGCCTCGTATGCAGATCTCATCTCCTCTAAGTCATGCGCGGGAATATCCAAGCGAAAGTCGCCCGCCTCGGGCAAAGGCTTCACGCTACGTCTAAAGCTGAACTTCTTCCTAACTTCTGTTAGGTCGGGGTAGTCCTCTGCCTTGTACATAGAACCCAAGTTGACCTTGGCTTCCTCAACTAACCTCTCGTACTCGTCAAAGAAGTTATCGCACAACATGTTGAACGTACGCTCGTAGCCATTCATGGTCTGCTTGTAGTCCATGAACAACTTGGTCGGCAACATGCGCTCACCCTTGTCTGCCCAAGGTAGGGTATGCTGATTGTTGTAGAGACGAACCCTTGCGGCAAACTTCTCAATGTCTGCTCGTAGGCTTGTACCCGCAAACAGATTCTTCTTTGTTTGGGATGCGTCTTTATGTGCAGACGCGCTCGCATTAACTTGGCTCGTGATTTCACGATCAATCTTTGCGGCAGGCCAAACGCTGATGTTCAACTCGACTAATACTGCTGATGCGCTAATACTCATTTTATTTCTCCTGTGGTTTTCCGGCTAATCTAGCCATTTGATAATGTGTGTCACTAACAATCCTCATCCCAAAATGGGCTTCATTCGGATACACGTGATAGGTGTAAGTGCTATCCATTCCTTTCTCTTTGCGCTTGTCATCACTCCACCACTTCTCTTCGTATACGTCAGCACCCTCAAGGCACTCGACCAACATCATTGCTTTCTCTTTGGTCATCACTAACTTCTTATATCCAATGTCAACTACTACCATCTGATACCTCCTAACATTTGTTATGAACCACCACAATTTAATCCTTGACAAGAATCGTTTTGCCGTTGTCTGCAACACAATCGTTTCCTCCTACGATCGCCCACAGTACAGGCGCAGTCCAATCCCTGCCCCAATCGCTACCAACATACCCATCGGTGAGCATGATGACGCACTCGGGTACGATACGTTTCTCTTTCAGATACTCTGATACACAGGATGGAGACGTACCACCACCGCCCCTAGGCTTAGTGGAATTGATAATGTCGCCCACCATGCTCTCGGTGTACTCCTCGTGTCCGGCTACTCGGCTATCCCAATAGATCAAGTCCACTTGGCTCGGCTTTACTTCTTCTGCGATACCCTTAACTTCTGTTAGGAAGCCCGACAACTCTTCCTGACCTACCGAACCGGATGTGTCCACGGCAATAACCATGTGACCAACCTTCTCACCGATCAAGCTAGGCATGTACGTACCCATAGACAAGAACCTACGATTCACCCTACGCCATGACGATGTATCTTTTGCGCTACACGTAGACTTCACGAACTCACGCAACATTTCACGCCAGT